TTCAAGCTGGACGATTACCAGTACAAGAGTTTTCAAGAGAGCGTCGCGGACTTGAAGAATGTGGAGAAGGATTTCCATTGTACACCCGATGTTTTTCTGGCGGAGTTTTCCGGTTTCGTGGAGCAGATACATCAGGGGATTGCCTGGTACAAGAACGAATACCACACGCCAGCTTTTGCGGATTTATCGCCGGTTCAACTGCGCTATCTGCGTGAAAAGCTGGACGGTATTTGCGCATTGATGGATGATTTTTATGACACCGTGAAAGGGGAAAAACCGAGTGACAAATAAGCAAAAGATTCAAGCTCAGGAACAGATGGTCTACACCAAAAGCCTGATTTCCGGCCTGCCGTACCAGCGTCCGGTGCGCCAGCACGATGTTGACAGGATTGTTCGCGAATGGCGGAGTGATCTGTTCGACCTGCCCGTGGTCAACTACCGGGACGGGCGCTTTTTTCTGGTAGACGGACAGCACAGAGTCGCAGCGCTGCGCCAGCGCAACGGCGGCAGGGACATGATGATTCTCTGCAAAGTTTATAACGGTTTGACTTATGAGCAGGAGGCGGAACTGGTCTATCTGTTGGATCAGAGCAAACGCCCGCTGAGCGCCGCTCAATCCGCCAATGCCCTGCTGGAATCCGGTTCCAACATCGAACTGGCCAATATCCAGCGGCTGATGGAGCAGAACAAACTGCTCTGGGTTCCGGGCAGGTGCGGCAGGGGAAACGACGGGGAAGTGACGGTCAGCCGCGCTGTGATCAACGCCTACCGTCTGTTGGGACAGGCAGCGTTTTCCCGGATGCTCTGCCTGATGGAGTTTACCTGGCATGGCAGGCCCAGCTCATTGACCGCCGCCATGTTTTCCGGCATGGCGCTCTTCCTCAAAACCTACGAATTGGAACTGGACGACCGGCTGTTTGTCTACCAGTTATCTCCTGTCAATCCGGTGGAGATTATACACTATGGCAAGCTGGACGCTGCCGCCAGCGGCGCGCTGCGTTACGCGCGCGTGATTTTCCACTACTACAACGCCCAATGCGGCGCACGCAAGCTGCCATACAAATTTACAAGTTAAAGTAACAGAGAGGACGTTTTTCCTATGCGTACAAAGCAGTTCTTCGGTTCTAAGCCCACCGATCCCGTGCCGGACGAAAACGGTCTGGTGGAAATCCAGGATGTGAAAGTCGATCCCAATCTGTCCTACGAGGAACGGATTGCCGAGTTTGTCCGGCAGATCCGCAATCCATACCACTTCCGCTGCGGCAAGTTCACCGTCCACGCGCAGTACACCAAAGACGGCCCCACGCTGGAAGAATGTCTGATGCAGATTCTGTGTTGAAATTTCCTCTTGACTTTCCCCGTAGATTGTGGTACAGTAAATCCCGGAAAAAGAATGAAATAGGGATGAATTGTGCCACTCCTTTGATTTACGGGGAAAGTTTGTAAATCTTGAAGGGGTGATTTTTTATGCCCAAATACAGGGCGGCGGCGTACCTGCGGCTTTCCTACAGCAACGACCTGAACGCCGAAAGTGACAGCGTGTCCAACCAAAGAAGGCTGTTGGAGGAATACGTCAAGCGCCAGCCCGACATTGAATTGGTGTCGGAGCGTGTGGACGACGGTTACAGTGGAATTCTGTTTGACCGTCCGGCATTTCAAGAGATGATGCAGGACATTGTGGACGGCACGATCAACTGCGTTATCGTCAAAGATTTATCCCGTTTGGGGCGCGAGTACATCGAAACAGGGCGCTATCTGCGCCGCATTTTTCCCGCCTACGGTGTGCGGTTTATCGCGGTCAACGATAATATTGATACCGCACACGAACAGCCCGGAGACAACTTGAATATCAGTCTGAGGTCGGTCATAAACGACAGCTATTGCCGGGATATTTCCGTTAAAACAAGAAGCGCTCTGTTGAGCAAACGCAAAAACGGGGAGTATGTGGGAGCCTGTCCGATCTACGGTTATCGCAAGTCCGAAGAAAACAAAAACCAGCTTGTTATCGACGAATATGCCGCGCGTGTTGTGCAGGATATTTTCCGGCGTAAGATTGACGGGGCCAGCGCCAAACGGATCTCCGAGGAACTCAACAGCATGGGGATTCTCTCGCCGCTGGCTTACAAAATCAATCGGGGTTTGCCGCACCCCACAGGCGGCTGCGCGGACAGCCCGGACGCACAGTGGTCGGCAACGGCAGTCCTGCGCATTTTGCAGGATGAAACATATACGGGAACACTGATCCAGGGCAAAAAGGGAACGTACAACCACAAAATCAAAACAGTGGTTGACAAGCCTGCGGAAGAATGGATACGCACAGAGAACGCCCACGCGCCTGTCATCCGCAAACCGGACTTTGATCTGGTGCAAAAGATTCTGCGTCTGGACACCCGCACAGCGCCGAACGGCGAGGCGGTCTACCTCTTTTCCGGTATGCTGATCTGCGGCTGCTGCGGCGGATGTATGACGCGCAAGATTAACACTTATCGCGGAAAAAAGTACGTCTATTACTATTGCCAGACAGGAAAGAAACACGGCTGTACACATCCGGTTATGCTCAAAGACGAGGACTTAACAGCCTGCGTCCTGCACAGCATACAAGAGCATATCAACAACATTGTGGCGCTGGAGAAGCTGCTGGACAACATCAGCGAAACGCAGATTAATAGAGAGCTAATCGCAAAGTATAAAGTCCAGATAGCGGACAATGAGACTCAGTTGGAGCAGGTGCGGAGGTTCAAAAAGGGCCTGTACGAAAACTATGTTTCGGGTATTCTGGACAAAGAGGAATACCGGGCGTTACGGGATAACTACGCCGCGAAAATCGAGCAGCTTCAGGCCGCGACGGAGAAACTGCGTCAGGAGATGGACAGCGCGGGTTTCAACACGCACGAACGTCTGAAATGGATACAGCATTTTAAGAAATTCGCCACCATGACGCAACTGGATCGCCGCGCGGTTGTCGCGCTCATCCAGTCGATTCAGGTGGTCAGCAAAACGGAGCTGAATATCACATTCCGCTATCAGGCGGAATATGAGACAGTGTTGAGAGAACTGGAACATTGTCACGGACAGTGGAATAAGGGGGCGGCTGCGCATGGCGCGTAAGAGCAGGAAAGGGCTTGCGGCGCAGGAGAACGCGCCCCAGCTCAAACCATCAAAAAGCTGGCGGGCGGCGCTCTATATCCGCCTGTCCGTCGAATTTAACGGCAAGCGTGGGGATTCCCTGGAAACCCAGCGCCAGATTATGGAGGCGCATCTCGCGCTCCTGCCCGACATTGAAATTGCCCGGATTTACACAGACAACGGCTTCACCGGTCAAACCTTTGAACGCCCCGCCTTTCAGCAGATGTTAGCGGATATAGAAACGGGAAAAATCAACTGCGTTGTGGTCAAAGACCTGTCCCGGCTGGGTAGAAACGCGATTGACAGCGGCTTTTATATCGAAAAGTTCTTTCCGCTTCATCAGGTGAGATTTATCGCTGTCAACGATAACTTTGACAGCGAGGACAGCGACAACAGCGGAAGTCACATTACCATGCCCATCAAGAATATATTGGCGGAGGCTTACGCGCTCGACATTGGCAAAAAAGTCAAATCCCAACGTCTCCAGAGTATGAGGGATGGAAAGTTTACCGGGCCTTACGCGCCCTATGGTTATCAGAAAGATCCCAGCGACCGCCACCACCTCATTCCCGATGAAAATACCGCGCCCATTGTGCGGCAGATCTTCGCGTGGGCGGCAGATGGGGTTTCGATTCATGAGATGAACCGCCGCTTAAACGCGAACGGTACTTTAACGCCCAGCCGCTATTTGATAAACTGTGGATTCAGGCGTAAAAGATGGTCTGAAAACGATGAGAAATGGCAGACATGGACGCTGCGAAAAATCCTGAAAAACGAGGTTTATACAGGCGATTTAGTTCAGGGCAAGCATCAGAATATCAAACGTAAGATTTGTGATGTGCCGGAAGAAAACTGGATTATAGTGCGCAATACCCATGAACCGCTGATCAGCCGGGAATTGTTTCAAAAAATTCAGGAAAGTCGGGAACAACGCGCACAAATCAGAAACCAGCGCACCACAATCCCTTTCTCTCCAAATCTGCTGGTTGGCCGTGTGATCTGCGGCTGCTGTGGGCGGAAGATGATCCGGAGAAAGAGTGGAAAATACTATTATTATTTTTGCGCTTCCAATCAGAGAGTGGAACAAAATTTTTGTGAAAACCGCAAACAGGTGCGAGAAAATAAGCTGTTCCATCTGATTTTGACACTGGTTCAGCAGGCGGCACAGACGATAATCGGAAACAGTCAGCGGCTCAGGGCGCAGGACGCAAAACTGAACGCCCAGACAATGAAAGTCCATCAAGAGGTTATACAGCTACAGCAAAAGATCCGGTCGGGCCAGAAGTTTTTAGCCAGCCTGTATGAGAACTTGATTACTGGTGTACTGACGGTCGATGAGTACCGTTCCATGAAAGCCGGTTATGAACGTGAAATCACATCTGCGATTGAGCGTACCCAACAAATCCAGCATGAGCAGGAGACATTGGAGCGTCAATGCCAGGAATACATCAATCTGGCGGATTTACTGGCGAATATCAACGAGGATACGGAATTGACCGCTGTGCTGATAGAACAGCTTATCCACCATATTACCATCAACAGCCCGACGGATATTGTGGTCAAATTCAAGTTTGAAAACGGGTTTGATCGTGTGCGGGAGGTACTGCATGATGCGCGGGACTGAGGCAAGCTATACCGTTGCGCTCTACATCCGGCTTTCGATTGAAGATGGCAAAACGGAGAGTGTCAGTATCGACACACAAAAGCATATTTTACATCGGTATGCTGATGATATGGAGAACACCGGTAAGACAGAAGTTTTAGAATTTGTGGATAATGGCTACAGCGGTACGAACTTTGAGCGTCCGGCTATACAGGAACTTTTGGAACAAGTGAAAGAGGGGAAAATCAACTGCATCATCGTCAAAGACTTCTCGCGTTTTGGACGCAACAGCATAGAGGTAGGCTATTTTATGGAGCGCGTTTTTCCGCTCTACGGCGTCCGGTTTATTTCCGTCAATGACAACTTCGACAGCGCCAGACTCCACGGTGATACCGGGGGGCTTGACGTTGCGTTCAAGTATCTCGTCTCCGAGTTTTACAGCCGGGACTTGTCCATCAAGACCAAAAGCGCGAAACACATTAAAATGAAACGCGGAGAGTACCAGAGTACACGCTGTCCCTACGGCTATCAAAAAGGCGCGGACGGCAGACTGGAGCCAGATCCCAATACTGCTCCAACCGTGCGATTCATTTTCCTGCTGGCACAGAACGGGTATACTGTCGGTCAGATCATTCAGTGTCTGTTTGATCTGAATGTACAGACGCCCGGCGCATACAAAGCACAGCAGGGGAAGGATGTTCTCCGCCCCTTCCAACGTGCCGATATTTGGACGGAGAGGACTGTCTCATATATTCTGAAGGATGAACGCTATGTCGGTGCATATATTGCAGGCCGGAAAGAAACAGCGGAACCCGGAAACCGGCGGCAGATTCTCAAAGATGAAAGCGAGTGGATTAAAATTCCGAACCATCATCCGGCGATTGTGAACCGTGAACTGTTTGAACAAGTACAGAGCCGCTTTTCACAAACGCCCAAACACCGGAAGCCGAAAAAAGTTGAATACTTGCTGCGGAGCAAAGTGTTCTGCGGCTGCTGCCGCCACACGATGAAACGCTCACATACCAACAACGCAGCCTTCTCATGCGCCTATACCCTGATTGATGAAGATGCCCCATGCCACCGCTTGAGAATCCTGGAAAAAGATTTGGAACGCATGATTTACGAATTGCTTTCCAAACAGGTGCTGGCTGTTTGGAAAGCTGACGTTCTGCACGATTCCAACCGGCTGGAGGTACAGCTTGCCAGGAAGAACGATTGCCGCGCGCAAATCCAAACCCTTTATGATACAAAGCGAACTCTCTATGAACAGTTTCTTTTGCAGGAAATCACGTTGGATAACTACAAAGCACAGAAGTCCGTGCTGGATCAGGAACTGAACCGGCTGGAACAGATTCATTCCACCCTCAGCACACAGACTGGGCAGATGCAGGCGGAGCATGAAACCCAGGCCGTCCGGCAAAAGCTGGCGCGAGACGTTACCCAAGCCAACGGATTGACGCAGGAACTCGTTGACACTCTGGTGGAGCGTGTGTACGTCTATCCCGACAATCGGCTTGAAATCATCTGGAAGATTCAATGTTTCTTCTGAAAGAGAAGTAATCAACCCGTTAAGCCCCGCCAAAAAAAGTTGAAAAAGTTTGTGTTAGGGGCTTGACATAAGAGTAGATGATGTCTGTAGGCGAGAAGTTTGCGGTCATTTTCGCCTGCTCCCGGAACCCTTCCGTAGGATGCCCCAGCTTATCCAGCCCACCGGTCAGAAGGTTGAATTTCTTTTTGGCAACCGTTCTGCTGACTTCTATTTTCTCATACTCGCCAAACTGTTTGGAGTAGTAGTCGGCGTCGTCTTTGGAGATGCCGGGGAAGATGACGATGTTGCGCGCGTTGGTGGAAACCAGTTCGACAAAGTTTCTGCCGTCTCTGCCGCCGCCCATCGCCATTTGAGCACGGGCCTGCGTTGCCAGATGAGAGGCGACGCGGTAGGAACGCCCCTGTGTGAGCATATCAGAGAAGCCCGGTGTAGCATAGGTCTGGAACTCGTCTATATACAGGTAATGGGGGCGGCGTGTATCTTCAGTGCCGGGCCTGCGGAACACGGACGACTGAAGCTGGAGGATGATGAAGTAGCCCAAAAACTTGCCCAAATCTCGCAGCAGTCCCTGCGCCGTGAAAATGCAGATAACGCCGCCGTCCGCAAGGTGCCGGTCAAAATCAATCTGGTTGCGCTCTCCTTTCTCAAAGTCGGGGTTCAAAATGCGGCGCAGATACTGGTTGGCAATGACTTTGGAAACCTGGGAACGGATGCCGGAGGAATTTTCGTAGACTTTGGAGCGCTCCGCAAAATACTCATTCAGGAACCAACTGGCAATATCCATATTCTCTTTTCGTTCATCTTCTGAGGCGCCGGGCAGCTTCGCAAATTTCTGAACCAGTTCTCTGCCTCTGTTGTTGCTGTTCTGAAGGATGCGGGACATCTCGACAAACGTGGCATACTTGCCATCGACGCCCTCATCCCGGTCAAGGCGTTTGAGCACCTTCAGGGTGTTACGGACCAGTTGTTCGCTCAGATCTTTGAAAAACTGCGGGGAGTCCGGGTTGAGCATGAGGAAGGTGGTAACGGCATTCTCAATCACATCTGTCTCATCCCCGCACAGAGGATTGAAGAAGGGGCAGTTATTCACGGAGGGGTCAAAGTAAATGTAGTCGCGCCCCTCATGTTTCGCCATCATCGCCACCTCGCGGGCAAGGTCGCCTTTTGGCTCGATTACCGTAATACCAGCCGTTGTGTTCTGCACATCCTGCCAGACCATCGGGAGGATGACCTGGGAGGTCTTGCCGCCGCCGGTAGGTCCGATAATCAACATATGCAGAAAACGGTCTTTGCCGGGAATGATTTCACGGGGATCACGCGCTCCGGACTCAGCCAGTTCCTTTACATCGCACAGAACGATGTCCCCTGCTTTTGGATTGTAGACGTTCGTTCCGATAACGGCAAGACCTGCGTCCAGTTTCTCCATCGCCTTTTTCCCGGCGTCGCTCAACTGGAAGGTCATCACTCCAACCATTGTAACGATGGGTCCGGCAAAGCCAATCACACTAGACCTCTTGCGAAATTAAGCAAGGCGATCAAAATTGCAAATACCAGCGATCAGGGAAAAGCGTAGAGCAAAGCGATTTCTGCGGTTGCGGTAACGTTCAGACAGGATACGGAA